CTATGACAAAATTTGTAACGTCGGGGGTTAACAAATTCATAACGTATGCAGACAATTCACTAAAGTAAAAACTTTGTCCAAAATCCCAATTTTCTAAGGCAAAGAAATTATTAATTGCAGCTAGAACATTTGAAATAATTTCGTTTTGACTTTTCGTACTCGACGCCGATTGCACTACTTTAAATTTAGCCTGTAGGCTAGCAGGTGCCGTTGTACCAAATAATACTTTGTAGGTAACTGGTTGATAAATTATTTCATCACTAATGGTTTTAATAGGTTCGAGATCTTCTGCATAATTTGCTTGAAGGCTTTGACTAGTAGGAGGAGTCGGCTTTGATCCGTTTCCGGTAGTCAACCAATTTCTAAATTCACTGTTATATGCCGAAGTTAGCATATAAACATCTATAATGTTGCTCTTACTAGGATCAATTCTATATTCTTGTCCAGTGTTATGTTTATATTGGAATTTAATTCCACTTCTGCCCAAATAACATAGATATGTAGGAGCATAAACTAATTGTAGTCCATTAGAACTGACTGTTTTCACTGCATTGTCGGCAACTATATAATACAAATAGTCACGATCGAGCCCTGCATTTAATGCATCAGTATCAGTGTTGTAAACAACATATAAAGAACTATCTACTAAATCATATGACACACCATCGGTACTTAATTTAAACATTACATAAGAATCCGAAGTACCGGTGTTAATACTACCGACAATGTTGTCAAAAGAATCAGGATCGGTCATTTGACTGACATTACCAGACCCTTCGTGGGTATAAAAACTTACCAATACTTTACTAGGATCAACATAACCGTCTGACTCGATAATTGCATTATCAATTTGCCAAGTATAGTCTGTTCCTAAAGGAGACGAAGTCTCTGGTGCAGGATTAACTGACAAAACGTCAATTAAATCTTTAACTACTGTGTTGTTTGTATAATCAAAATTCACACTAGAAGAATCTACCATAAACCCAGTTTGTTTAACACTTTGAAAAATATAATCGCAGGTTCTATATAGAACTTTATACGATGTTCCTGTCCACGTGAATGCCACTAACCAACTGGCATCTTTGTTTGTATTAGAGGAATCATTTTGATTAGCAAGACTAAAATTATCAACTAGATTTAAATTGGTGTCTAAAATAATATTCCATACTCGGTTTGTAACATCGAAACTTAAACCAAAATTAGTCTGCGACAGGCACAGATTTACAATGTTAGATTCAAATGCATATGAGAAAGAATTAACAAACGCTGGTATAATTTCTACAGGAATTGCACCATTGCCTATAATGTTACTAAAAATAATAGGCCCAGTTCCGTCGCTTAAATTACCGATACCAGAATTAGATCCATCGCCGATGACTTGTAATACTGTGGTCCATAGATAATTAACTGTTTTACTAGATTGTACAGATGTTATTTTTCCGTTAGGCAAGAAATAATTACCGCTAGGTGGAACAAATTTAATCATTGCTCCAGGAGTAATATAAGATAAGTAATATAAGATAACGGAGTAGTGGCACTAGACCCCGCTGGTTGAGGGACAGGATTACTTTGTGTAGTTAAATTAAAATATCCTCTACTTTGTCCTGCAACTGTATTAGATAATTTCCAAACTATATTTGCAAAATCGGAATAATTTGTAGATGTTACAGCATATAGAGATTTTCTATATTGTTCTAGATAAAACGATAACAATGCTCGACTTGCAATAATAGGTGCCAATTGTTGCTTAACTGCTGCGTGTATCTGGCTATTGCTAGTAAAAGTAAAATTAAAATTATTTTGTTTATCAGATTTATATAAAATTCCATCGTCGGCAAATATGTTGGTAGAGCTGTATTTTCCGCTGACATCACTTAATTCAAAATATTTGCTAACGCCGCTGGTTACTCTAGCAACGCTTTTAACTTTTAAAACATTACTAGTAACAGTTAAAGGGGCAGTATTATAATCTTCAGCAGTTACCATACGATTCTGTATGTAATATTGCTGAGGCGCCTTTTGTTGTATTGATTGATTAGTTTCAGGAGCAGCACTATTACTAACAGTATATTGTAATCCCAATGTTAGTGTTAATGTATTAAGCTGACCTGCTTTGTTGAAGTATCCTATATCAACACTAATGCCGCTCATTTGTCGAGGTGTGATAGAATAGAACAATCCATTGCTTGTTCTATAATATAAAATAAATTGGCCTTTGGGCAAATTTCCAAAGCTGCCGTCGGCAAAGTTTAAATCAATTTGATCAGAATCACGAGTAGTTACACTATAAACATTTCTAATGTCTCGACTAATGCTGTTATAGATAATATTATTTCCCGATATCGACGGAACCTGTGTCCAAGTATCAGCAGGATAAGCTCCGGATGGCATTAGTTGCCATAGCCAGACATCGGTGTTATTAATACCGATAACATTAATTCCAATAATTTCGTCGGCAACAGGATTATTCAAGGTAAAACTACTTAGAGCTAGATTACCTTGCTTAAACATAACAAAAAATCCAGTATTGGCGCTGCCTGAACCCTGGTTATCATTTTGATATATCATACTTACTGCACTGCCGGGCTTAGGCGACGATTCGTATATATAATCTTTTCCGGAGAATGCAGCAGGAACAATTTCAAAATTCATATATGTTCCATTAATATCCTGACTAAAGCCATATACCGGAACATCTGTATTAGAGCTGTTTAACAGATACTGTTCAGTGTATATCCCGTTTAGGTTTGTATTTCTATCGTTAGGAACACCAAATGACATAGATCCGGGCATTGCCGAATTCATAATGGTTATAAATTGTTGGTACCAGTTAGTATTAGTAGGGTCGTTCCAAGAAATAGATGTATTTGCAAGGTTAACTCCTGTAGAATCTATAACACTTTCTGTAGTAGATATTGAAGTTATTTTTAGCAATCCGCTGGCAGGAATATTACGTTTAGGAATATAACTAATTAACTGTGCTAGACGTAGTATACTATCTCGACGCTGTGCTGTTTCTAAAAAGTTTTCACGTGCATTTAAATCAATGCGAAAACTTAAATTTTGCCCCATATAAGCAATAAGATCAACTAAAGCAATATATTCGCTACTATTGATAAAATCGTTAAAATCTTCTGGATAATTTTCTTGTAGATAAGAGATTAAAATACGACGAATAGTATCAAAATCGTAACTTTGAAAATCTGCGTTACGAAAGGATTGATAGATTTTAGTCCAATCTTCTGTAACTAATAAGTGTGAGTTTGTTGCTGGAATGGTCATATTATTACTCTATACCGTATTTATTGTATGCATAAACCAGGTACATTATTGTCGTTGTACCGATAGGCCGATGTTTTGATCAAACGTTAATACTAAATTTGTGGATTGATTTGTTTTATTCAAGACCAAAGTTATCTCTATAATATATCCGGCGGTATATTCTGATAGCTTTATTTGTGTAGGTGTTGCTCGAGGATCACTTTTACAAATAGTCATAATATCAGTGTTTAATGCTTCCTTGGTCTGTGGTGTCATTGGTTCCATTAAAAGATCCCATATGATACTTCCGAACGTAGGATTCATAACTCGTTCGCCCTTACGAGTATTAAACTGATTTAAAATATCTTGAGTAATCAGATCGAGATCGTACAACTTTGATGTAGTATTACTGGGATTCTGTGTGCTGAATCCTACATAAAATTGATTAGTCTTTGTCACCTGCTGCTGAACAGCATTGGCATTGGTTATTTCGATTGATTTGTACGGCATGATAATATTTATTGAGAATTTTGTCCAATAATTATTGAGTGCCCTAAATTATCTGTTAGTATCCCGTTAGATTTTTTAGAGTTAGGACCTGTTGCGTTTGTACCAATACTAGATTGTAATTGTGCCACAAAACATTGATACAGACCAGATTTGGTAGTGTTTACATCTGGAGAATTATATCCGACTTTACGATATGCTGTATTGAAATACCCTGGATCATTCTGAGATACATTTACATTATCTAACATATACAACACCGCAAGATATGATGCAATGGTAACGTCTAATGCAAGTTCCGGATTATCTACCAAATAGGTCGGACTAGGAACCAATGCTCTTACATATAATTCTCTGCTATATTTTGTATAGTTTGCACGACCGGCGATTTGTATAAATCCTCGGCCAATAAATATTGCACCATCGCCTGGTTGTGTGTTACCTAATCCCTTGCCTAAATAAGTTTGATATCCGTATAAGAATTCAGGCAAACTATTATTGGGGTTACCGACATATTGTTGAGCCAATGCGGTATCTCCTCTAAACACAGTAGGGTATACTTCAAGCAATCTTGCTGCTGAACTATAATTAAAATCTTGAGCAACAGGTTGCCATTGATTTTCTCCCCCCACTATAGATAATAAAGATGCTACTGCATTAATACCAGTTAATCCTAATCGTGCTGCGGCTGCGCTGATTGCAGAGATGCCAGGAAGGCTTGACGGATTGTTAATAACTGCTGCATAGGTAGGATTAGGTACTCCTGTAATAATTTCAGGAGAATGTGCCATTGTTTGTATCCCCGCATTTGAACTCGGACTAACGCCGGCTGCAACTCTATCACTAGGAGGAATAGTATTTCCGCCTGACGAATTATTTGTCGAGCCGCCCGAAGAGTTTCCGTTTGAAGATGCTCCTCCCGACTGTTGTGCCGAATTATTACTAGGCGGAGGCGGAGGAGGCGGAGGTGGCGAGCCAGGCGGTGAGGGAGAGCCAGGTGGCGGTGGCGGAGGTGGGGGTGGTAGCGGTGGCACACTAGGTGCATCCGCCGTAGTTATATCTGTTGCTTCAGGAGTAAACTTATCGGGAGCAACATTTTCATGATCGTCCCACGGCTCGTGAGTAGGAACCCTGAGCATGATACTCTTAATATCATCTGTTTTATATTTGATTTCAGGAGCCCACGGTTTACTAGGTGAGCGATTCGGTAGGCTGAATATTTTTAATTCCGGGGGTAAAGTTGATGAATCAGCGTTAGTAGGAGCAGGAGCCGCAGGACCATTCAAGTGTATTTGAACACCTGTTTGTATTATGTTGCCATTTGCATCAATACTAAAATCGCCGCCGGTGCCTATCTTGAGCGATTCTCCAGAAATAATATGTGTATCATTTCCGGTAGTTGCTTTAAAATCTTTTGCAATAGCAAGATTTAAATCCTGACCAATTGTACTACGTGTAGTTCCACCCACGGTATGATCTAAATCATTTTTAAATCCTATTTTACCATAATCATCAACTAGTAAAAAATAATGGCCGGTTACATTAGTCTCCATATTACCTAGGGCACGAATATTAAAATTTCGCCCTGCTTCTAGGTTAATATCTCTATCAGCTCTAAAATTAAAATCAACTTTACTGTGTATGCTAACACTGTCTGTGGCAAATATATCAATCTTCCCACCGCTGGTCATTTCTAACCAGGCAGTACCTTTACTATTAGCAATATAAATTAAATCATGACTGTTATGTAAAAGAATCTGATGGCCGGTTCTTGTACGGATTCGTACTAGCTCATTTTGCCCATTGATGTCACCGTCGTCCATTACAAATGTACTACCACCTAGTCGACTTACAGGAGCATCTATTCCAGAGCCATAGCCAATTTTACCAGTTTTCCCGTTAGGGTCTAGCGGGCCTGGGGTACTAATACCAAATACCTGGCTAGGCACTTCTCGTCGAGCACTAGTTGTAGTAATTCCCCGAACAGTATCTAATAATAGACCTTGTGCTAGCAATCTATCTGCAAAAGGATGCACAGGTTTTTTTATCTTGTTAGGATTAGGTGTATCGCCGCGGTCAACTGTTTTTAAATATTCACCAACAGGAAGATATTTTGTTCCGTATCTTGCTTCTTGTTCAGGTGTTATATCAGTGTACTGACTAGCAGCAATACCCGGCACCATATGATTTTGAAACATATCCTGAACACAGCCTATCCAGTATCCCTGATTAGGATCTCCGTCTAGAAAAATAACCAACACTCTAGATCCCACATCCGGTGGTATCATCCACATACCGTAACTCTTTTGAACATCGTTAAAGTTCTTTGATTCATTTCCTTGGAATTTAGGATTTGTAACTCCGTAGAATGGACTTAGATATCTAACAATATATGTATTTCCTTGATTTTTTACATCAGGTTGAACACTTTTAACAAGAGATACTTCTAGCATACCCATATAGGTAGCATCTAGGTGATTAGTAATTTCTGCAAGAAACGGTCCCGGTGACGGAAGCGGTCTTGTTGCTCTATTATCAGATCCCATTTAATTTACCTTATCGATTTAACATTATTTTATCTAGCGGATTGGTTCCTGCACTTACACTACCAAATTGTGATGTAACAGACTTAGAAAGATTTCCAGCATTATTAACAGCATTTCCAAAATTAGAATTAATCAAAGATTGCCTAGATTCTACAGATCCATTATTCCCAGCAATGCCAGATAATTGAGAATAAGCAGAAAATACCCTGCCAGCAGCAACTACTGAATTAACACCAGAGATTACATTGTTTAAAGATGCGGCCGGATTTTTAAATGCTTGTGACGAGCTGTTTAATGCTTCATTTAATGCAGCTGGCGATAACTGAGCTGGCGATATTTGCGATACATTATTTACACCATATGCACTTGCTAAAGTAGATTTATTCAATGTATTAAGATACTGAGAATCTGGAATAGGATCAGGTGCTATAGTCGGCGGCGATGTTGGTGGCAACGATGCAATTCCCTTTACCGATAAAGAATTTAAATTTATGCCTTGTGCAGACGCCTGTGCTATACAAGTATTTGCAGGGACCACTTTTGCTATTCCAGTTAGCTGAGATAATACTTTACTCTGAAGATTAGTATCTAGTCCAGCTATTTGAGATGAATTAATTCCAAACTGAGCAGCAATTGCTAAGGGATCTCCAACTGTTGCCAAGGTCTTCGTAGGTACACACTGTGCACCACCTATTAAATTAGAACCTCGAGAACCTAGGTTAGCAGCAGCAGTTATGGCGTTAAATCCTAACTGACTCGCCACACCCGGTATTGCTGTGGCATTAGCAGGCAATGTGGCACCTTGAGCCAATACTCTCTGAGCAGTAACTATACCGCCTGCTGCAACAATGTTGTTAACAGGAGTAGCAGGGTTATATAATACCGATGCCCCTTTCCCGATACCTGATCCCGGAACTGCTACTTGATTAATAATATTAGTTGCTTTTGCCACAATCGAATTAGCTAGTTGTAGAGTAGGACTATTGATGCCGGCTACACGAAGTGTATTTGATACTTGGTTTAATAAAGCAGCAGGTCCCAATATTTGTTGCTGCAAGGCAGACACGCCGGATACTTGTAACGGTATACCTAGAGGTGAATTTCCGGGTATAGAATTACCATATATCTGCAACGGAGATTTAGAAACACCTGCAAGGTTAGGATTTGCACCACTGACCTGAGTTAATAGGTTATTAGTGTTTCCTCCTAGTCCTCCTGTAGCATTAGTAAAATTACTCAATTCCCCCGGAAGTCCGGGACTTGGTAATCCTCGTTGTTGCTGATTTAATAAACTAAGAGTATCAGCGCGACTGCCCGATTGTCCAGTATCAGTGTTAACAACTGCCGATGGAGGTGACGCATTTTCCTGCACAGTCGACAACGAGTCTGAGGTTCCTGAAAATGCCGGAGTATTCGAAGATGTAGCATTTGAATCTAAAATTTGTCCAGGTATCCTATTAAGTTTTAATACCTGTTTAAATACTCCATCTTTAAATGTTGATAAAATTGTCATAACTTTATAAACACCACTAAACGGAACTAGTTTAGGATCAAACTCGTATCTTCCACCAGACGACAAAGGTCCTATATCGATAGGATTTCTAAAATTAAGTGTTACAAAAATTTGCCCTTGTATACAATGAGCTTCTCCATCCGATGTTATTTGAGGAGATTGTCCGGGCACTGGCAAATAATTCCCTACACCACCTGTGACTATGAAATAAGGGTCTCCTAATATTTCTATCTCACACGTCAGAAGACTTTGAGCATTAATAAAGGCGTTATGCATTTGCACTGCCATTACTGAGTAGGGGTCGGCTTGTAGCGGGGCCGACGATTTAGAATTAACTTTTGTAGGACCTGCTGTTTGAACATATTGCCCTACTGGAACTCCCGAACTCTCTGTATTTTGTACAGGATCTGCATTTCTAGTAGGAGTTGTCCTATTCTGTGTTGATTTAGCATCTCTCGATGGAGGGGATTGTTCTTGTGCTAGAGCAGGAGCAGCCTCAGAGTGCCATAAATTATCAAAGTGTAAATTAAATTTTAATAAATCAACATTCTTTCCTGTATAGATATAATTGTATTCTCTTAGACTATATTTTTTTAATTTAGAAGCATCTATCTTTTGATTATCAAATCCCGGCACAGCAGTATAGTGAACCTTATGTGGTAACACCAAATAATTAATAGTCTGGTAGTAACGCTTTAAATCGTTACTAAATGTAGATTTGTTTAATAGTTGTGGCACTACTATAAAATAGTCAAGCATTCCTGTGTCGTCTATAACGCTTTTAGGATCTTGCATTAACTTTTTTAATAAATCTCGAATATATTTCGAATCTCGAATAACATTTGTTATGCAATCAAGTAACGGAGTACCGTCAGGAAACTGCCCTGTGCTGCCATAGGTGGGTTCTATCTGATATGATGCAGGGTTCTTTGTATTTTGATCAGGATCGGGTTGAGCGGTGCCTTTGGCCTTAGTAGCATTAGGTTGTGTAGTCTTTACTGGGTCTGGCATAACATAATTATTATTTCTAGAATAATCTGTTATATCAGACGACCCAAACATATTGCTGTTTTCTAATGTATCTCCGCCTGTATAATCACTGTTAGGAAATTTTATAAAATATTCATCATGGTCATTACCAGTATACCCTGTCTTTTTATCATCTTCTTTAATTTGTTCATTGACGGCCTTGGTCAAGTTATACAATACAGTAAAAACTTTTTTACCGTTCATCTTGATAGATTTCTTCAACGTACCTTGTACATATCCAAGTGCTGTTTCGCTTGCGTTGAATCCTTTGCATTTATAAACTGTACCTCGCTCGTCAACTGTGATATCAACTTCTCCGATCCTTATAACAAAATATCGAGTGGCTTTATCTATTTCTGGTACAGAGCTAGGTAGTCCGTCGCCGTCGGGATACCCTGTAAATTGTAATTTTAATACAAAATTAGCTGTAGCATACGAAGGATATCCTGCTGCTTGAGCTGATACCTTTAAAGCTTCAAGAAATCCATTAACACTATAGGGCTCTATAACATGGAATGCAATTGTTTGCGGTTGGGTGGTGCTACCTCGTTCATTAAATCCTACTGTACTTTCAATTTCGACATTGTCAATGAACATATCAAATCGGCCAGGCCCTTCTCCTGTTCCCGAATTACCTTTGCCGCCATCCCGCAATATAACATTTTTTAAAGTACCGTTTCGATATGCAGCAGGATTATTCAGTCCATCTTTATCTAATGCACCTAATGTAAATTTATATGTTGAAGATCTGTATTTGTTTAATACATTTTTTTCTGTTCCTTGAACAACATCAGGAGTAGGTTGAGTACTAGAATTAGTAGTCGGCGAGCTTGCAGCACCTGCAGGAGAAGACGACGGTGTCTTTCTTTCGGCATCATTAGTAGTAGCAGGTATTGTCGAAGCAGGCGGTGGGGGCGGTGGGGGACTAGCAGCCGGTGCATTTGTTTTTCTTTGTATAGTAGGACCATACCCGGGAACATAATAATCTTTATCTGTACCTGCAAGTTTGCTACTAAGATCAACTGGAGGTATATCTGGTAATGCAGCTACTTGGTCAACTGCTTGATTATAAGTTTGTTCAGAAACCTGTTTTCCATTAACGTAAAATTTATCTACGCCGTTAGCCTGAGTATGTGAAAGCGACACTGCCATCTTAAATTCCTAATGTAGATTTAAGTGTAGTTAACTGCGGGAGATAAATCTTTGTACCTGCGTGTAAATCAAAAATAGGATCTTGAATAACATCAAGGTTTCTAACAGCAAAAACCCACCATAGGTTAACTTGGCCATACAAATCATAGGCTAACAAATCTGGTCTATGCTCGTAGCTCTTAGTAACTGTGAATAAAATATCGTCAGGTAATTTTGGAAAGGTAATAGAATTCCAAACATTTAAATATCCAAACCCTTGGTCAGTTGAATAATAAGGGCTGTATTTGCTATAACTTGTCGACATATTATACCCCTAATCCATTGCCTGCTAAGAAATCTGTTACTGATGCTCCTAACATTTCTGCTCGACTAAACATTACTTTACAATTAACTGCAATTGTAGATTTTATTGGTACTAAATGATTTCCAAAGCTGCTGCTAGTTGTTTGATAATAGTCCACATCATTAGGGAAATCATTTTTAAAACTTGTTATTGCTACCGGAATATTGGCCAGCATATGAGGGCCGTAGGCATTTAATCTACAAATAGGCGGTGGACTACCTGCATCAGAATCTGTACTAAATCTCATTTTAGTCAAAGCACGCAATAAAAAAATCGTTGACAAATAAACTTGAGCATCTGTATCGTTTTGTACTGTAAATATTCCCGATATAGATATATCTTCTACTGAACTAGCCTTATAAAAATTAATAGCATAGTTGCTATGGGTAGGTGTTATAGTAGTATATGCTGCTTTATGTTCAAAACTAATCTGCGGGGTATAAGGAAATATTATCGACTGTAAATTACTCAGTTCTTTTTTATCAGATCCTCCTGTAAAATATCCACTAACATAATCACTGGGCACTTTAATAGTAACTCTTAAATCAGGACCGGATGATCCTCCGCTATTACTTCCCTGGCTACTGCTGCTTTGATTGCCAATATCAACTGAATCCACGGGTGTAGGAGTATCTGGAGGTGCTCCGAATCCTACCCCGCCTAGGTCTCTTGTCGGCCCGTCATTGGTCAACGATCTTGGATCAGTAGCAGGATCAAAAAAGCCGCGACCTGCACCACCAGTTTTATACAATGTCGATCTAGGATCAGTATAAGTGTTTAATGTGCTTCGTCCTGCACCTAAAATTTGATCGGCCATATGAGAAATATTCCTTTATCTCTTATTTAACCAGATAAATAATGTGCTATTTTAATAACAATGGTTGACACTGCCCATTCATATGTTATAATCAATATTAAAGGATAATAATAATAAGATGACTATTGGATTCACAATAAGAAAGCAGAAGTACCTAAACAACCGAGACCTATTAGCAGAAATACACCGTTCAAAATGTTCTTTTTCAAGTTTTACACAACCTGAATACCAACAGCACGACATTATTTTAACTAGTCTCGATAAAATTAACATTAGAACTGTTGCTGATGCAAAACGAGCCAGGGCTAAAAGAATAGGCATTGCTGCATTTGCTGCAGCTCGTATGTCAGGTGACAAGAAAACTAAACTAGCAGACTGNACACCTGATTACAAAACCATTGCCAANACNGACATCGTAATCCGTATTATGACCTTTGANCACATTCCATTGGCTCCGGGTCGTAAGAAAACTGTCAAGAATACTGCAGACAGTCACGAAAAAGTAAACTTTCCACCCTACCAGCATTGGAAATTTAACGACAAAGATGAATTAATCTGTGTAGGGAAATCACATTGGAAAGGTGGAGTAGACAAAGGACACTTTAGCAAGGACCACGGGCGCATCACAGAAAACCTCGGTAAGATGTTTATCAAGTTAAGCGAACGCTATGCCCAACGATCAAACTGGCGTGGTTATACCTACATCGACGAAATGAAAGGACAGGCTATCCTACAATTAAGCCAAATTGGACTACAATTCGATGAGAGCAAATCAGAAAACCCATTTGCCTACTATACCGCAGCAGTAACAAATAGCTTTACTCGTATTTTAAACATCGAGAAGAAGAGTCAAAATATCCGCGATGACCTATTAGAAGAAGCAGGATTAACACCAAGTTTGACTCGTCAGAACAGTCAAGAGTATGCAGAAGAAATTGCTCGTCAGGCAGAACTATACAAGAATATGCGTATGCCCAAGAGTGAGGAAGTTTCTGAAGAAGAAGAAATAGAAAACGAAGATATTTGACGTTGACCTTTATAGTTAGACTCGCTATACTTTTTATAGGAGAACTATAATAATGGGTCTATTTAAAAAAGTTGCTGCGATGACAGACATTCATTTTGGTCTTAAGTCCAACTCAGCAACACATTTGCAGGACTGTGAAGAATTCGTAGATTGGTTTATTTCAACCGCCAAGGAGCAAGGGTGTGAAACTTGCATATTCCTTGGCGATTGGAGTCACAATCGAAATAGTCTAAACCTCTTTACTCTACACAGCAGTATTCGCTGCCTAGAAAAAT